AAACCTTCATCGCTTTGCATGTAAGAAGCTAAAATATAGTGAGCGTCTTCTCCAAAAGGAACAGTCATTAATTTCTTTTTATTTCCTGGTAAGTTAAAACTAACTTTTTTATCATTAATCATTAATAAGCCTGCGCTTACAAATTGAACTACTTCATCTTGTAATTCAACCATTGGATCATTAATAGTGTCTAAGAACTCCTGAGGTTCTTGTTGAGCATATACCATCATATCTCTTTTCAATTCTGCTGTTGACATTTTATCAGCTTTTTGTCCAAAGATAACCCTACCTAAAGATGAAAGCTTTTCAATAGTTAAATCATGAGCGGTAACTTGAGCTTGTAAAACGTAATCCATCCATTCAACTTCTTCAGTTGCATCTTTTGCTGAATCAACTTCTTGAAACACATAACCGTTCTGTGGGTGAAAAGATAAAAATTCTTGTAATATTTGATTTTCTTTTGGAACAAATAAAAATCCATCTTCAAAAACAATTGGTTCTAAAATGGCATTACCATCTTGGTCATCTTCAAAAGGACTTTTTTGGTTTCTAGCATAACGTAAAGGTCTGTTAATACCTTTGTCTTCGTCAAACCATAATAAAGGAAATCTTTGGGAATTTCGTGAGCTTAACATATAATTCAATGGTGAAGCGTCACTTTTTAATTTGTATGTCTTAGCGACATATTTGTTACTTTTTTTCATTATAATAAAATTTAATTAGATTTAAAAAAAAGGGAGGAGGATTAACTCCTCCCTTATTATTGTTTACTTCTTATTGTTGGAATAAGAAGAAGTTGTTTGCACCTAAAGTACATACTGCTCTTTCTGAAAGGAAGTTTACATCCATTAAGTCAAAGTTAGAAGTTTGCGCACCACCAGCAGAACCAGTAATCCACGTTTTATATCTTCTATCTTCTGTTTCAGAAGCTCTGTAACGTACATGTAAGAAAGGTCTCTTAGCGTTTTTACCTAATACCTGGTCATATACTGTAGTTGATCCAGCAGGAACTAAAAGTCCATTTACTGCACCACCAACAATACCACCTCTCATAGTTGCATCGTTAAGATATTTCCAATCAGACTTGTAAAAGTCATAACCTCTTCTGAATCCTGTGAATCCTAGATTTAAAGCCATTTCTTTATCATTGTCAAATAGACCGTATGAAGTACCACCTGCTCCGTAAGAGTTTTGTGCCGCTAACATATCGTCAATATCAAATGAGAATTGTCTGTCTACAAATAAAACATTTTCTTCAATTGCACCTTGCTTATCAAGTCTTTGAATAACATTGTCAAACTGAGCTAAAGCTACTGGGTTTCCACCACCATAGATATTACCTCTTTGTTGAACAACAAAAAAGATTCCGTCAGATCCTTTGTTACCTGTAGTTGTTGAAGCAACTGCTCCAGAACCTGCTGCTGCTGGAACTGCTTCCACCATAGCTGTTTCTAGGTAATCTTCAAAACGTAATCTTGTGTCATGCTCAGACTTTAAATACCAAAGGTATCCACTTACTCCGTCTTCTCCTGTAATTTCAATCCATCCGATTTGCGCCATATCTGAACCAGCAACTCTGTACCTGTCCTTGATAATAATTGGTGAATTTTGGAAGATGAAATCATCTGAAGTTAAAGACTCAGCCATTGTATCTGTTCCTTTTTGGAACTCAGAACCATAAACAAAAATAGTTACAGTTGAATTTAGTGCCATAGCTTGTCCAGCCGCTTCATAAAATAATACTGTTACTGTACTTGTTGCATAGTTAACTGCTGATATAATTGCTTTGTTACTTAAAGTTGAATTAGGAGCATTATCAGAGATCATAACCGTTTGTCCAATTCTCATTGCGATTTGACCTGAAATATTTGCTGCTGCATTCGTTGCAGGATTTAATACATCGTTAATAGTAAACGTTCCAGCTGCTGCACCTTGTGCTGCTGCTAAATTTGCATTTACGTTTGTATACTTAACGTGTAATCTTCCTTGCTCTGCCCATTTTATCAAATCTGAATTTGAAGGCATTTCAGCACCTACTTGTCTTAAGAAGGATGCTACTGATCTATTTCCATAACGCTCAAATTCCTTTTCGTATGTATCTGGTAAATACTGATTCAAGAAATCAAAGTTAGTTATGTAATTGGATGGCGATACAGTTCTCTGTGCAGATGGCTGTAAGGCAAATCCTGGTGTTGCTAATACTGACATAATTAATTTTTTTTATTTTAATAATTTATTTAATACTTCTTATTTTGAGTCCTCTACCTGAATCTGTATTCCCTACTGTTCTAATCTTCAATCCGTCTTTTTGGAAAGATTGAGGAGCCGTTCTTACTTCCATGTTTATGTTCTTAGATTTCTTAGTAACATTATCCACAGCCGCTGCCACGCCTTGTTCGTAAAAGAATTTAGCAAATTTGTCAGGGTTCATTGCAACAGAAAGAGACTTGTGGTACCCCTCTGTATTTTCTATCAAGCCTTTGTCATTCATAAAAGTGTTAAGCCATGTGTTAACATCTTTCTGTTTGTTTTTCAATTCTTGAGCTGTCCCTGGTTTGTAAGACATGTCCTTATCACCGACATTAAATTTAAAACCTTTAAATTCATCGTTAAAAACTTTTTCAGTTTTATCTAAGAAATAGTCATATCTTTTTTCGTTTGCCTCTTCAACAGTTTTAGATTCCTCTATGTAACTCTTATAAGCATTAAGATTTTTTTCTTGTTCATCAGATAACTTACCCCCACTTGACTCAAGAGGAGCTTTATATTTATCTTTTTGTTCATTAAAAAACTTTTTCGCTTTCGCAAGTTCTCGTTTTTTAGCCAACTTGATTTTCTTAATATCTTTTGGTTCGTCTAGTTCTTCGTCAAAACTAAATTTATCCTCCAACATATCTTGAATATCTATAGCGTCAAGACCTTCTTCGGTCACGCCATAATAGTCAGCCAACAATTGGTCACCATCCATAGAGTCGTAGTCTTTTTGTAATTTATAAAAGTCTTCTATTCCACGTCCAGTTTCCTTCTTGTATTTAAAATATGCCGCCACATCTTCTGGTAAATCGTCATTGTCTTTTGTTTGCGCAAACAATTCATCTACAGAAGATATGTCTTTATCATATCTGTTTTTTATATATTTAAGAACATCTGTATCATTTACCTCTGATACTGGAGTTGTTTCTTCAACAATTTCTGCTGGTTCTTCTTTAGCTTCAACAGTAGGCTCCGAACCTACTTCTTGAACATTTTGTTTTTCTTCATGATCTTTAAGCAGTTTTTCTTCTATTTCTGCTTGAGATTTTTGTTCTTCAAAATTTACTTCTTTTACTTTAATATTATCCATTTAATTTAATTTTTTACAAAGTTAGTGTAATTTTATTTAATTTATCTTGGGTCAAACTCAGCTAAGTCAAAACCATCTAAACTATCTTCATTAGACTCAAAATTCATAGAAGGAGTATTTCTTTTTCTCTGTTCTATCATCTTTGATTGATTTGTAGATTGCTGATTTATTCTTTGTCCTTTAGCTTTTTCTCTTGCTTGTTCTCTAGCGTCAATTTGTGATTGCTCAATACCTTTTAATTGCATTTGATAATCAAATTCAGTAGCCATTAGCATTTGTTTTAATTGAGCTTCATTTTTTTGCTTCTCAATTTCAAAACCAATTTCTGCTTGTTTAAGCTGCATCTTACCTTGTAGCTCAGCTTGCGTTTGTTGCATTTGTGCTTGAGCAGCTGCTTGTTGTTGTTGCATTTGCATTTGCGCTTGCATTTGTTGTTCTTGCATTTTTTGCTGCTGCTCTGCTTGTTGTTTAGCTTTTCTTTTTACTTTAAGTAATTGATTAGCCATTTTTAGATTATTAATCTCTCTAATATCTATAGCATCTTCTAAGCTTATATTTTCTTTAGACAAGGCCATTTGAATGTTTTGCTCAAGCATTGCTTTTTCTTCTTCATCTGGAGACATTTCTATAAATATTCCAAAGTCATGTAAATACAAGTTTTTAATTTCTTCTATTATAGAAACGTTATATTTTCCTATTTGCATAGCAAACTCATTCTTAAAATCTGCATACTCTAATATGTCTGCTGTTCTTATTGATAATGCTTCAGCTATTGTTTTAGTGATATATAAACTTGATTGTAAAATATGACGTGTTGCTGTATTAGAATTTAATGCAGCAAGTTTTTGAACACCAACTAATGAATTAGGGTCTGGCATACTACCATCTCTAGCTTCATTTAAACCTGTAACCTGTCTAATCATATCTAAATAATGATTATAGTTTCCAATTAACATTTGCATTTTACTAGCACCACTATTAGAAGTTAATTGTGTGATTGGAACTTTAGCGTTATTAAACTCACCGTCTTGAGTATAACTTCTTCCTACAACACTACCAGTTTGAAAATATAGCCTCAAAGCGTCTTCAGGATTGTAAGCGTTTCCTGTACCTAAATCAACTTCATTTAAACCATCAGCATCAATAAAGACTCCATCAGGAACAACTCTTGAAACTACTTGTTGAATTTTTAAATGTGTCATTTGTATTAAATCTGCAAATGGAATCATTCTTCTAACTAATGATTCTATGTTTCCTTTGTACATCCTAGGCGCACAAGCTACGTAATTAGGTAATGCATATTGATTAGAAGAGTTTGGTCTAACCATATTTTCCATCATTTTCCATTGTAATATAATGTTAGTTCCCATTACCATTACACCCTCATACCATACATCAATTCTTTTCTCAACTCTTTCAAAGTTTCCTTCTTCCATCATTTCTGGTGGAGGATTAAACTGATCATCTTTCTCTACCGTTTTAAATGTTCCTTCAGAAGTTTCTTTCTTTTTATATACAAAAGTATTTGTAGATTTATAATTAAAATATAATAATGTACATGTGTCTCTAGCAAACATGCTGTTTTGATACATTTGAGCTACATTAAAATAATCATACCAAGATTGACTATATTTAGAGATTGTTTCCATTTCTTCCAAAGAAATCTTAGGGTCTATTTTTATAAGCTCAGTAATCGCAACTGTTTTAATTTCACCCCAATAAAAACAATCTTTAAAATATGGGTCTTCTGTATAGCTATATACAACGTTTGCTGGATCTACATAATCTATAACAACTCCTTGTCCTAACTGAAACTGATGTCTAGTCATTCCTATACCTAACACCATTAAATCCATATCAACTCTTTTTCTTGTATCATCGTAATGATTTTCTGCAAGTAAAGTATTAATAGCTTCTTCTTCAGCTATTTCTATAGCTGGCTTGAACTTAAGATTCATGTAAAGTTCTAACTCTTGATCATCTGTTGGTAAAGTTTCTTCTGGTACTGTAAAAACATCTACACCAAAATCTTGAGATATTTGACTTAATAAAGGTTTAGCAATCATTTGCCCCTCTATCATTGTTTGAAATTGATTTCTTTTTTCTGCCGACATTGCGTCTTCGGCATAAGCTTTTACTTTAAACAATCTGTCAGACATTCCGTTTACTACAATATCTACAAACTTAGGAATAACAGATATAGGTGTCCAATCTAAATTTAAATAACTTAAATCTCCATCTATTGCTAATTCATTTTTATACTTTGCTGTTGATTGTTCTCCACGTGCATACAACCTTAGTCTATTAAACTGAGTCCATTGATTATAAAATCTACAACTACCACCGTCTTTTCTGAACCACTCATACTGAATGGCCTGTCCAACTTGTAATCCAAATTCTAAACTTTTTTTATCAGAGTCGGAAGCAAATTGATCTGGAAATACAGCTGACTTTATATTTATAGTTACCTCTTTCATTTATTTCAATAATTGACTTGTTGAGCTTGTGTTATTATATCTTGCAAAGTTAATGCTTATTTTTGATTTTTCTTTAGTCGGTGTATATAAGTGCTTCTGGTTAGCCATAATAGCTAAGCCAGAACTAATAGATGCATCATGTTTAGTTCTATTACTAATGTCAAATTTTGCCCAATCTTCTAATGTTCTTTGAAAGTAACATTCTCCCATATCATCTTTATCTCTATAATCTCCACTCATATCTAAACCAACATTTTTTTCAATATACGATTCTATTGCAGAAGCGTGTGATTGTTTTATGTCTTCTGAAGAGTTAGGAATTCCTCCCAATTCTTTTTCTGTTTTAGATAATTTACTAAAAGGCTTATCTACCCTGTTCATACAAAAACCTCTATATCCTCTATTTTTAAAATGATATAATAAACGAGGTTTATTGTTCTCACATAAAATAGGCATACCATAAAATATACAAGCCATTAATATTTCTTCAAAAAATATTTCTGCTGTTTGAGGTCTAGCTATATATTCTAAAAAGAAATGATTGGCTGGAACTTTTTCCATACTAAATTTTGTCATTCCATGTAATGATCCATTTGAACCTTTACCTACAACAACTCCAGATATATCGTAAGAGTCACAACCAAAAGAACCTAAGTGTTCATTACCAGGATATTTTTTTCCATTCCTACCAATCACTTGATTTTGTAATTCCTTTCTTGGTGTCCAAGTTACAAAAAATCTTCCGTTTCTATTTGGACTCCAAACTACCTCTGAATCTTTTATACCATCTTTCCAATGAAATGAACCTCTTGTTACATGATGTTCAATTATTAAAGAATCATTGTAATCTATTTGCTGATATATTTTTGTTAAATTAAATAAAGATTGTTTTGATTCATCCCTAAACGCATGTGATTCTGTACGAGGGAATTGTCTGTAAAATTCATTTAATGCATCAGCATCTTGTGATAAAGAATCAACTTCATTTCTCCAATATTCTATAGCTCCTATTGTAATAGCTTCACCATCAATTCCTATTATAGGATTATCTGGAGTTTCTAATACTGGCATTCCAAACTTATCTATATAACCTTCAAAGTTCCATTCCATCGGTACAAATAAATTATACAATCCAGATTTTGTTTGACCATTTTGATTTCTTTTGCTACAGTCTGAATCTTCAAATAATTTTTTAAAGTTTGCCCCTCCTTTATCTAATGCGTTTGATGTAGACCCCATCATACATTTACCAATTATTTTACTTCCTAATCTTAAACATGTTTTAGTTACACGCCAATTGTTTAATATATTTTCAGGACGTTCCCATTTACCACTTTCATCGTGTAATAAATATTGCAACTTTTCCCCATCATACGAGTTATCAGATGTATTTTTCCAGTCAATAGTTGTGTCTAAACCTTCTAGCTCTTCATCACCTGTATCATACAT